GCCGAGAAAGACTTCGAGATCCGCACCTACGAGGTCACCAGCCCCACCACCGGCGACAGCCACATCATCACCACCGACGTGGTGATCGAGGCCATCCTTCGCAGCCAGGGCCGCGAGCGCGAGCAGATCATCACCACCCTGCAGCGCCTCGACTTCCTGAACGGCGACTTCCACCACTTCTTCAAGCACCTGGCCACCGCACTGGCCGCCAACTACTGATCACCTCGGCCCCTTCGGGGGCCTTTCCCTACTTCACCGACACAATGCCAACCAAGAAAACCGCCGCGGCCGATCCGCTCAACCAAGCCCGCGAAGAGCTGACCAAGGCCTGCAACGATCGCCGGCAAACCCGCGACCGTCTCGTCGCGGCCTGCGGCTCCGTTCTGATGACTCAGTCGGGATTCAGCGACGGCGACGACTGGACCAAAGAAGACGAGATGCGGGCCCGTTGCATTGAGCCGATGTTTTCCGTGATCAATGATTTGGCCGCCCAGCTTGTCAAGGCCAACGAAACCCACGAGCGTCAGCTCGCCTTCCTCAACAAACTCCGCGATTCCCAACGCAAAACCGAACCATGATCACTACCACCCTCCTGACCCTTTGGAAGCTGGCCATCCCGCTTCTGTTCCTTGTGGCCCTCGTCGATTGGCTTACCGCCTCTGACGAGCGCCGCGTCCGCATCCTTCGCAGGTGCGGCCATTCCCAACGCCAGATCGCCCAACAGCTTGGCGTGACCACCTACCGCGTCCGCAAAGCCCTCGCATGACCCATCAGCAATACACAGACGACCCTGGCCGAATGCAGAACAAGCAGCCGGGCGACGACGTGGCCAATCAACGAGGAGCGCGTCGAGCCATGGATCGCATGATCAAGTCCGACCAAAAGAAGAAGCCCAAGGCCAAGGCCAATGGCTTCCGCTAACCCTCTGCACAAAACCTAATGACCCTCAAAGTCTCCGACCTGCGCATCACCCAGGCCCCTGAGCCTTACCGCACGGCCTTAGCCGAAACCCTCGACACTGCCGAGGCTGTCCTGATCATCATCAACGAATGGGTCGAGAGTGAGCGCCTTGAGGCCTACGACTCCGACTTGCACATCGCCCTGACCCGCCTGGTGATCGACCGGGCCACCGAGATTCGCGGCACCGAACAGCTCGGCAGCATCCGCGAGTGGGTCAGCAGCGCAAAGCGTTGACACCGTGGCACAAATGGGCCACAATGCTCTTGTCGGATGGATCCGGCGCACACACCGCAAACCATGGACCTCCAAGCCCGCGAAGACGTTGCCCGCATCATCACGGACGTGATCTTCAGGCTTGAACAGTCCCAACGATTTGAAGAGGCCACCGCCCTACAAATCGCCTTCGAGGATTCTCTCCCCTACGAAGACGATTTGCTCCGCTTGGCCTTTTGGATCGAGCAAGAGTTTTGCGGCCTCACCCTCTGAACCTTCCTCCAATGTCTGAACGCATCGGAAACGCCCTTCTCTTCGTCATGGCCGCCGGGGCCTGCGCAATGATCGCCATGGCCTTTGGCACCACTCCCCACGACGGCGAGCGCTACAACACCTCTTGCCATGACCAGCAGCAAAACACCACAGCCGTCTCGCATGGTTAGAGCCAAGCAACGCGCCCTTCATGTCCGCGTGCCCGAGCGCATCCACGTCCTCATGCAAGAGCAAGCCCTCTCCCTTGGTGAGGGCTACACCATTTCCTCAGTCGCTCGCATCATCCTTGAGGACTACTACGCCGGGTGCAAACCCAAAACCTCTAGCCAATGAATGCCAAGCAAACCTGTGAAGAGATCATTCGCGTTAAGCAGATGATCCGCAACCTTGAGGACCGCTACAAGCTGCTCACCGCGTCCCTGCAAAACAGCATCGACCTAGGCGAGTGCGATGACTACATCAACGAGTCAGGCGGCTACAGCTTCAAGAACATGACTTTCAGGCGCTGTTCGAAAACCACTTGGCGCTACAGCCCAGCGGTCAAAGAATTGCAAGAGAAAGAACAGGCCAACAACACGGCGAAGCAGAATGTCTCCACCTACTTAATGGTGCGGGTGGCGGATGCCGAGCCAGAGCTTGAATTTTGACGTTGCCGGCACTCCCATCCCTCAAGGCTCAATGGTCAGCAATGGCCGCGGCCGAGGGTTGCGCTACAGCAACGACAAGAAGCTCAAGGAATGGCGCCACCTCCTGATTGAGGAGATGCGCCGGATCAAGCCCGAAGACTGGAACGCCGACGGCGTCATCACCGTCTCCGCCGTGTTCCGCTTCAACCGCCCGAAGTCTCACTTCGGCACGGGCCGCAATTCTGCACAGCTCAAAACCTCAGCCCCTGAGTTCCACACGGTCAAACCGGACGCCGACAAGCTCCAGAGATCCGTAGGGGACAGCGTCGAGGCCTCAGGCCTGTGCAAAGGCGATCAGCAGATCGTCTCCTGGAACACCTGCAAACGCTGGGTGATCGGCAACGAACCCCCTGGCGTCCTTCTCACTATCACCTCCGTGACCCCCTGATGTCTGAACTCACCAAGGCCCTCTGTAAGTTCCACCGCGAGGTGGGCACCATCCACAAGAACGCCTCGGCCCAGTACGGCAAATTCGCCGACCTGGCCAACGTGCTTTCGACCGTCATTCCGCCCCTGGCCAACAACGGCCTTGTGCTGACCCAGACCTTTGAACCCAGCGAAGGCTTCGAGCCGATCCTGATCACCACCCTGCGCCACGAGTCCGGCGAGACGATCGAATCCCGGATGCCCATGGTGATCAATAAGGGCCGCAACGTCCTTCACGACACCGGCGCAGCCATCACCTACTTGCGTAGGTATCAGATCGTCAGCCTGCTGGGGCTACTGGCGGACGTGGACACCGACGGGGCCTTCGTTGAAGAAGAGCCGCCAAAGTCACGCGCAAACAGCACCCCCAAAAAAGAGGCCCCCAAAACCACAAAGAGCAAGCCTTTGAGCGAGCAGCCTCTCACCGCTGAAGAGCGCGAAGCAATCCTTCAAGTTCTAGCCGAGCGTCACAAGGCCAAGCCCGCAGACCTGCCAGAGCTGCAAAAGAAATTCGTGGCCCACTTCAAACTTGACCCCTCTACCAAACTCTCGGCCAGCATCACTAGCCAAGAGCACATTCAATTCATCAACGACAACCTGAGCCCTCTTTGAGATGCCACAGGATCCAGGTAACGTCTACGACGTTGAGTATCAAAGGGCAGTCGAGGCCGCCGCCAAACGAGACCCGGTAACCCACCGATACTCGTTCGAGATTTCGGCCGCTGACTACAAACGTTTTCAGCACCTAAAGAAACGCCTCGGCATGTCATCCGCCCAACTGTTCCACTGCCTCATCCTTAACCATGGCTGACGAGTTTTCCTTCCGTTTTTCTCTCTTCAAGCAAAGCGAAAAGAGCAACGAAAAGGCCCCGGATCAAACCGGCACCCTTGAGATTCAGCGCTCCCAGCTCCCTGCCTTTGTGAACTGGCTCCGCAACCAGAAGCCTGAGCAGAACTACGCCGGCGACGATGTGGTCAAGCTGCGCGTGGCAGGGTGGGACACCACCAGCGAGAAGACCGGCCGTTCCTACCTCAGCGGTAGGGTCACCCCTCAGATGGAAACCAAGGCCAGCGCCTCGCCTGCCTCTTTGGATTTCTAACTTACCGAAACAACCAGTGACGCGGGGCGCCGTTATTGCTACGGTGGCCCCGTCTTTTTTATCTTCATGGCCTCCGATTCGATCAGCTCCTATCTGAATGAAATCGGCAGGCACCGTCTCCTGACTGCCGACGAAGAAATCACGCTGGCCAGGCAAGTTCAGCGCGGCCTCGAACTAGAAAAGAAGGAAGAACCTTTGACGCCACGAGAGCGCCGCGAAGTGCGCCTCGGCAAAAAGGCAAAGGAGCGCATGATCGTTCACAACCTGCGCCTTGTTGTGAATGTGGCCAAGAAATACACCAAGCTTCTGCGCAATGGTGGCTTGGCCTTTGAGGATCTGATCCAAGAGGGAACGCTAGGCCTCGATCGTGCGGTTGATCTGTTTGACCCGACCAAGGGCTACAAGTTCTCGACGTACTCCTACTGGTGGATCCGCCAAGGCATCACCAGGGCCATCTACACCAAGGATCGCGTGGTGCGCGTTCCGCAGCACATGCTCGAAAAGCTGCAGAAGGCCAGCAACTACAAGCGCGATTGTCTGCAGGAGAGCGGCTACGAGCCCTCGATCCGAGAGCTTGCGGAGCATGTCGAAATGACGCCACAGGACTTCGCCAACCTCGTGGCCCGCACCAACACTCACCGCAGCCTTGACAGCCTGTGCAAGGAAGACGGGAGCCCGCTGATTGACCTGATCGCCGACGAATCGGAGGCCAACCTCCTGATGCTTGAGGTGACGAAGGAGGAGGTCTACGAGCAGCTGCAGCTGGCCTTTTTTCGCCTGACGGAACGTGAGAGGAGTGTTGTGTCTGCCTGCTTTGGGCTAGACGGCAAGGCACCCAAGACCCGTGTAGAGCTGGGCCGTGAGCAAGGGGTGAGCCGTGAGTCGATCCGTCAGCTCGAAGTCAAAGGCGTGAACAAACTAAAACTTGAGCTTTCCAAATACAGCGGCTATAGGGTTCCCGTTTAAGAACCGCCGCCAGGGGGTATCTGCTACGTCTTCAGCCAGTGCGTTTTTGATCTCAAGCTCGGAAATGTACCTGACCGCTTGCTGCAGGATTTTCTTCTGATATGCGTTTTGTTTGACCAAAGAGGCGCACAAATCGGCCACTTTGTCATGTTCTGGGTGATTTATTGCAGTTCGTGCCAACGCTTCGATCTGAAGTTCTTCCTCGATCGTTAAATTGACAACCATCCATGAGCCCCAAGCCATGAGCGAGTGGCAGAGTTTTAAGGATAGCTGTATGCATCCGCCACAAATTGAACAAATAACTAAGGCTGACGGTTCAAGAATCTGGCGCGTTACTTACGCCGGAATGATCAAAGAGCACCGGCAAGACTGGCAGGCCGAGTGGCACTATCGCCAAGCCTGCGAGATGTACGTCCAGCAGCTCGCGCAAAAGCCCTCAGAGGGGCATCACAGGCGGTAGGGGGTCCACAAGGATGGCCCAGCCATGGCCCGGCCCTTCCGGGCTAAAGCGCTGCAGAAATTCCCTGCGGTTGTAGAACACACCCTCGCCACCTTCCGGGTCTACCAGGCGGCCGCGCTGCAGGTCGTACCGACCCCGCGGGTCATGCATCCAAAAGCCTTTCTGGGAGTAGCCAAGCACGACAGACCAATGGCCAATGCCTGTGGGCGCATCGAGTGGGCCTTGGGTCAACCAGCCAACGGCCACGATGCGGCCCGCGTCAACTTCTGCCTCGATCTCATCCTCGGTGGCATCGGTTACGAACTGAGGCCGCAGGCCTAGCTCTTCAAGGGCCCGCAGCTGGGCGCTGACCTCGGTGGTGTCGCCGTACTTGGCGCGGATCTGGTTGTATTCCTCTTGGGTTTCAACGGTGCCATAGTGCGCGGCAATCATCGCCATGGCAGCGGTGAAGCATTTCCGATGGCCGCTTGGTAGGGCCATCTGGTTGAAATATGGAATCTTGAACGGCGTTATCTTGCCGCCGGCTTTCCAGATCTCAAACCACTCAGCGTCATGGCTGAGTAGTTCGCTCGGCATGTCTTCTTGCAGCTTTTGGATTGCTGCCCGCTGATGCGGCCGGTCAGGGTCGTAGTAGTTAAAGAACTTTTCGAGCTGAATCACCGTCGGAATGAGCCAGTCGAACATGGCTCAATTCTGCTTAGGGAACATGGCCCGTTCAAGCATGTTGCACAGTTGGTCGTCAATCTTGTTGTCGGTCTTCTCGGCCAGGGCCCGGCAGAGATCTAGCACCAACTTTTTGACGGAGTGCGACTGCAGGAAGGCGAAGAGAATAGGGCGAACGAGAGCAATCATTACCGCGTAGCAGTTACAGAAAGTCTAGGCAGCCTTTCTGGCCCCTTCAAGGCGAGCGATTGCCTGCTCTGCAGCATTGAGGCGGCTGAAAATTTCGACGCGCTCAGTCCTGAGATCGCGGTGCAGCTCTTCTAGCTGGTTGGCCATATTGTCTACGCTGGCACTGAGCCGCACCAAGCAATCGCGATCCTGCGCGGTTCTCTTGTTGTGGCCATTAAGGCTAATAAGCAGGCCTGAAACGGTGGCCCCAATCACAGCCGCCCCAAGCTCTACCACGTCCTGAAGACCTCTATCCATCATGGCAAACGAGCGCGAGGAACAAGACCACAGCTGGCTAGCTGACTTTGTTCGGATTGTGATTTTGGCTTGGGCTTTGGCTTGCTTAAGTCTTAACTATCTGGGCCACGTCAAAGCGATGGACCCCACGTTCCCGGCCTCGCTGTTGACCGGCATTCTGGGATCGATGGGCGTCAGCGTTGGCAAGAACAACAACAAGAAAGACGGCCCTAGAGTTGAGGAACCAAACACTACGAGCACGCCTAAGAAATGAAGCGACTCCTAGCCCTGGCGTTCGTGATTTCGGCGGCTCCGGCTCAAGCTGATATCACGCACAAAATCCAATCCAGCATCCAACTGTCCGTCGATGGAGCCGCAAGCGCAGCCACAAGAGTCCCCACTGTCTACTCCGTATCGGGGACAGGAGCTTCCACTACTGATGGAACAAATTCTGGCGCTCTTGGCGGTTTTGGGACTGTTACTAACGGTGTCCCTTCTATCACCACCATCAGCGCAACTCAAGCCACCGACGGGGCTGCCTTCTCCTTCTCGACCAGCTACATAGAAGGGGACAGCACAAGCACCACTAGCACCACCGTGACCAGCGGGGTGGTGGGCAGCCTGCCGCTGCTCGGTGAGACCACGACAACTAGCGGTGGGGTGGCCGGATCCTTGGC